TGGTCTATGTTAGATAATAAAAGAAGTACAGGGAATTCAGCAGATGATAATCTTTATGCGGATGGAAATGGAGCAGAAAGTGTTACAGCTTATGTTAAAGCTGATTTTTTGTCTAACGGCTTTAAACTTAAAACCAATGATTCAGGTATGAACATGAGTGGTAGAGATTATATTTATATGGCAATTGCTGAAGATTCTGAAAAACACTCTAATGCTGTAGCTACGTTTGGTGATGGTAATGAATTTATTCAAGATGCTAATTATCCTGAAGATAATTTTAACATTGAAATATATACAGGAAATGCTAGTACACGAAAAATTGTTACTGGTCTTGATGCTGACTTTGTGTGGATAAAAGAAAGAAGTGCAATAGGACAGCATAGTTTATTTGATTCTGTTAGAGGTGTAGGCAAAAGACTAGACTCTAGTTCAGGCTCGAGTGCAGAATCAAATGCAGCAAATTCTTTAACTTCTTTTAATAGTAATGGATTTGGTTTTGGTAATGAATCTGGAAATAATAATAATGTAACAAATATAGCGTGGTCTTGGAAAGCAGCGGGTCATGAATATAAATCTGCTAGGTTTAATGGAGCTTCTTCGAGCGCCAGTAAGATTGTTATACCAGATTTAACAATGCCTACTAATGATTATAGCGTATCTGCCTGGATTTGGCTAGAAGATCTTTCTGGTTATAATATGATACTCACTACCGCTAAAACAAATGGAGGTGGTTATTTTTATTTTACAGTTAGTGGTCATCAATTAATACATTATGCAAACACAGCTGCAGGTGAAAATACAAGCTCTGCAGCAAATACAATAAAAGCAAAACAATGGATTCATTGTGTTGTAACAAAGAGTTCAACTGATGGTACAAAGTTATATATAGATAACAGTGTATCAATTACTCAAAGTTCTTATACTGGTAATAATATTACTAATACAACCTCTGGTGGTCAACATACAATAGGTGGTTATAATACAGGTTCAAGTCAAACAGATTCTATAAACGGCAAAATAGACCAAGTTAGAATATTTAACAAAGCAATATCATCTACTGAAGTTGCAACATTATATAATGAAACAAAAAGCACTGTAAATACACTACAAGTGTTAGGTGATACATCGTGTATAGCAACATATAGATTAAACGGAGATGCTACTGATTTATCAGGTAATTATAATGGCACAGAAACTAATGTTGATTATCAAAAAGGCAGTCACTTTGCTTATAACATTTATGAAAACAAAGCTAGAACATTTAGTCATAAGGCTTCTGATTTAAGTTTAAATATAGGAACAACAACACCATATAGTGTTAACGCAAACAGAGATAATGGTTTTTCAATTGTTAAATTTCCTGCATTAGGTAGTGCACATAGCAAAGTTCCTCACGGTCTTTCGTCTCCTCCTCAACTTATTATTTATAAAAATTTAGATGTAGGAGACAATTGGTATCTTTATACAGAAGGTACAGGATTAGGCAAATATCTTAATTTAAACACTAATGGAGCAGCAGTAACTAACACAAACAATGGTTTTACATCTGTTAATTCAAATACTTTTACAAGTAATTTAACAACTAACACAAACGATACCATAGCTTATGTTTTTCATAGCGTTGCAGGTTATCAATCCATAGGGACTTATACAGGTTCAAGTTCAGCAGTAACTGTGGATACAGGTTTTAATCCAAAATGGGTATTAATTAAAAGAACTAATTTAACAAATAAAGACTGGTGTATATTTGACCAAGTAAGAAGTGGTGGAAATAATATGAATGATTTTTTAGTTGCTGGTACTACTGCTGCTGAATTTACTAATGCGGGTGATACATTTATAAATGGTTTATCAAATGGATTTAGTATTAATGCAGGAGTGTGGGATGGTTTAAATGCAAATGGAGGTGAATATTTTTATTGGGCAATAGCACGCTGATAAAAATACACAATAAATACTTATATTTACTTAAATTTAATACAATGAAAAAACAAATTAAAACAGAAGAGCTTACTAAGCTTCAAAATTTAGCTACAATCATTAAAACAACTCAAGAACAAGTTGGAAATTTAGAAGTACAAAAACATATATTACTTCATAAATATGACATACTTAATCAGGAATTAAATAAATTTAAAACAGAGTTGCAAGATACATATGGAGATGTAAGTATCAATATAGAGGACGGTAGCTTCAAAAAAGTTAAAAATGAATCTAATAAGAAAGATTAGTATTGGTCGTGATTATAAAAATGACGCAATGCATTATAGTGTAGGTCAAGAGGTTTTTGGAGGACATACAATATCTGAAATAATAGAGGTTGAAAACGAATATAAAATTTATATTAAAAAAAAAGATGAGGTTTTACCTTGGAAACATTTTAATAAAAACATGGCTATAGCTGTAGAATATAATTTAGAATATTAATGCGTAATATACACTGTTATATAGTAGAACCAAAAAACGGTAGATACAGCAATAGTAAATCTATAGGCGATAAAAATTTAATATTAAATACGAGTATAGAGGATCATAAGTTTGTTAATAGAAATGGTATAATAAAACAGTTGCCTATAATAAATGATAATGAGTATTTAAAAGTTAATGATGAAGTTATAGTTCATCACAACGTATTTAGAAGATATTATGATATTAGAGGTAAAGAAAAAAACAGTAGTAGCTATTTTGAAGAAGATAAGTTTTTTTGTTACCATGATCAAATTTTTTTATATAAACGCAATAATAAGTGGTTTACACCACCAGGTTTTTGTTTTGTAAAACCAATACATAACGATAATAGTTTAGATATTAGTAAAGAAAAACCACTAACAGGCGTTTTAAAGCACCTAGGGAACGATCTAACAAACTTAAACTTAAGTAATGGCAATATAATAGGCTTTACACCAAATAGTGAGTATGAATTTGTTGTAGATGGCGAAAGACTATATAGAGTACCAGTAAATTCAATATCAATTAAATATGAAAGCAAAGGATCTGAAGTCGAGTATAATACAAGCTGGGTATAAAGCGGTACATGAACTAATAAGAGTAGCAGAAGAAGAAATTATAGTTGAAGGTGGTGAAGATGAACTAGCAGCTGATAGATTAAAAAATGCTGCTGCTACTAAAAAGCTAGCTATATTTGATGCTTTTGAAATATTAACACGTATAGAAGCAGAGAAGAATTTAATGGAAAATAAACCATTAGAAACAAAAGAAAGCTTTAGTGGTTTTGCAGAACGAAGATCTAAATAATGTATAAGCAAACACTTATAAAAGAAATTACACCTATAAAACCTAATGTAATAAAAAGGTTAAATAGGTATAATAAATGGGAGTATGGTTATAACAAAGAACATGATATAATTGTTATAAGTAAAACTGGTAAAATAGGTAAAATTGTAGAAATACAAAATCTGTGTATAGCATTACCTGAAGAGCCAAAAATTATAGACAATAAAGACGATAAATGGGTTGCAGAAGATTACCCTAAAGATTTAAAAAACATTAATAGTATATTTGATTGGGAATCATATCCATCTAATTTTAAAAATAAATGGTTTGCTTATATTGATCAAGAGTTTACAAGAAGAGAACAAGGTTATTGGTTTGTTAATAAGAATATTTCTACTTACATTACTGGTTCTCACTACATGTACTTGCAATGGACTAAGATTGACGTTGGGAAGCCAGACTACAGAGAAGCCAATCGTATATTCTTTATATTCTGGGAAGCGTGTAAAGCCGATAAACGTTGTTATGGAATTTGCTACCTCAAAAATAGACGGTCTGGATTTAGCTTTATGTCATCCGCAGAATCTGTTCATCAAGCAACAATTACATCAGATGCAAGGTTTGGTATATTATCAAAATCAGGATCTGATGCTAAAAAAATGTTTACCGATAAAGTTGTACCAATATCCGTCAATTATCCGTTTTTTTTCAAACCAATACAAGACGGAATGGATAGACCAAAATCAGAACTTGCTTATAGAGTTCCAGCGTCTAAACTAACTAAAAAGTCAATTACAGAAAAAAGTGAAAAACAGATACTGGAAGGCTTAGATACAACAATTGATTGGAAAAATACAGGTGATAACAGTTATGATGGTGAAAAATTAAAACTATTAGTTCACGATGAATCAGGTAAATGGGAAAGACCTGATAATATATTAAACAATTGG